ATGGCCACGCTGGGCGACAACGCCACGCTGGGCGACAACGCCACGCTGGGCGACGGGGCCACGCTGGGCAACATGGCCACGCTGGGCGACAACGCCACGCTGGGCGACAACGCCACGCTGGGCGACGGGGCCACGCTGGGCAACATGGCCACGCTGGGCGACAACGCCACGCTGGGCGACAACGCCACGCTGGGCGACGGGGCCACGCTGGGCAACATGGCCACGCTGGGCGACAACGCCACGCTGGGCGACAACGCCACGCTGGGCGACGACGCCACGCTGGGCAACTGGGCCACGCTGGGCAACGAAGCCACGCTGGGCGACTGGGCCGCGCTGGGCAAACGACTAACAGCCGAGGGCGTGAAAGTCCGCGCGCTCATGACGATGGCAAACGTGGATGGCTCGGGTCGCCGTGTCCATATCTACGTGCACACCGAGGGCATCCTGATTCGTGCCGGATGCTTCAGGGGGACGATTGATGAGTTTTGCCAAAAGGCGGCGCACGAGGGAAAAACACGGTATGCCCGCGTTATCCGTGCGACGGCAGAGGCACTTGCCCAAGACGCAGACGAAAAAGGCGACATGGGCGGCTGGGATGAACAAATTGAACAAACGGAAGGAAACACACCATGAAGATGCACATTGGAACCAAGCAAGTGACCGCCATGCCCATGACCCGGCTGGCCTACAACGAATACCGAGGCTGGACACTGCCCGCCGACGAGAACGGCGCAGATGAGGGCTACCTTGTCGAATACCTGGACGGCGGCAAGCCGAACCACCCCAGCCACGCCGGGTACATCAGCTGGAGCCCGAAGGCCCAATTCGATGTGGCCTACCGGCCCACCACCGGCATGACGTTTGGCCTGGCTATCGAGGCACTGAAGGCGGGCAAGCGCGTATCGCGCGCTGGTTGGAATGGCAAGGGCATGTGGCTGATTCTGATTCCCGGCACGCCGACCGCACAACTGCGGGATGGCACGCCTTACCGAACTGCAACAGGCATGGAAAGCTGCGAAATTCTTCCGCACATTGACATGTGGACTGTGAATTCACAAGGCCGCCGCGCAATGCTGCCTGGATGGCTTGCCAGCCAAACCGACATGCTGGCCGACGACTGGCAGATTGTGGAGTGACCATGGCATCAGTGAACAAAGTCATCCTACTGGGCAACTGTGGCCGCGACCCTGAGCTGCGCTACATGCCTGACGGCAAGGCAGCCACCAGCATCAGCATTGCCACCAGCACCAAGCGCAAGAACCGCGAAACCGGCGAGGTCACAGAGGACACCCAGTGGCACCGGGTCCAGTTCTTTGACCGCCTTGCCGAGATCGTGGGCGAGTACGTGAAGAAGGGCAGCCCGGTTTACATCGAGGGCCGCCTGAAGTACGGCAAGTACACCGACCGCGAAAGCGGGCAGGAAAAAAACACCTGCGACATTGTGGCGACCGAGCTGCAATTGCTTGGCGCGCGCGACCAGCAAGATGGGCAGCACCAAGCACCGGCACAGCCACGCCAACAGCAACCCCAGGCACAGGGCGGATACCGAAGCAGCGCACCTCGCCAGGCTCCACAGAACCCGGTGCCACGCACACCAGCACCGGCCCCTGGCGGTGGCAGTGGGTTTGATGACATGGACTCGGATATACCCTTTTAAGAGGTGGTCATGTTTTGCAAGAAATGCAACGCAGAAAAAGTGGAGTCGGATTTCTACTCCAGCAACAAGACGCGCTGCAAAGAGTGCGTCAAGGCATCGGTCATCAAGCACCGTACCGAAAACATTGAGCGGTTCCGAGAGTACGACCGGATGCGTGGATCAATGCCGCACCGGGTAGCAGCCCGCAAGGAGTATCAGAAAACCCCAGCTTTTGCAGAAAGCCATGAGGCCGCTGTGAAGCGATGGCAGGCAAAACACCCAGAACGCAGAGCAGCCCAGCGCGCTGTTGGCAATGCGATGCGAGACGGGAAACTGCAAAAGCAGCCATGCTGGGCTTGCGGCGACGAAGCGGAGGCGCACCACCCCGACTACAGCCGACCTTTGGACGTGGTTTGGCTTTGCAACCCTCACCACAGAGAAGTGCATGCCATGGCGGCATGACAGCCGCCCACCCCACACAACAGCCCGCCCAGCGCGGGCTTTTTTACGCCCAAAAATGAGCCACCTACCTCGCATCTACGTGTCCGGGCCAATGACTGGCCTGCCGTACAACAACACCCAGGCATTCAACGCCGCCTATGTCGCCCTGCGCGAAGCTGGGTACACCGTTTTCAACCCAGTCAACAACGGGGTGCCCGAAAACGCCCAGTGGACAACCCAAATGCGGGCCGACATTGCCGGGCTCATGGGTTGCCATGGCCTGTGCTACTTGCCAGGCTGGTCTGACAGCCGAGGCGCGAAGCTGGAAATCCAGATCGCCACCGAGCTTGAAATCACCTGCGCCCCATTGGAATTTTGGCTTGAGCACGCGAAGGCATCCACATGACCGCAAAAGACACGAAACAGGGCACCGCTGGGGCGCGAGTGCTGGCCTACGTCAAGCGCAACCCAGGCCAAAACGCCGAGAGCATCTATGCTGGCATGAGCGGGATTGAGCGGCTGACCATCATCCGCACGCTGGAGTACCTGAAATCAACCGGGGCAGTCAAGGCCGAGAAGCATGGCCGAGTGCTGCTGTGGTTCGTTGACGATGCGCAAAAGCAGGTCGAATCTGATGTTGCGACAAGCCCGACGCGAAACATCTGGACCACGTACACCCCACCCAAGGACGAAGTGGTGCGCCCTGGTGCGCTGGACCACGAAGAGGCGAAGAGCAGACGCGGCGACATGCTGGTGCCCCACCAGCCGCCCATCCCCATGTGCGTTGGCAAGCTGGCCAACACAGTCAGCCACACGGCGGCCACGCTTGGGAGTGGTAAGCGAAAAGCCGAACCAAGGCCGGTAGCGAGGCGGAAGCAGGAGCGAAAGCCGCCGCCGAAGGCCGCGACCCAGCAGGTCAAGGCGTTCCAGCGGCTGCACGGGCCAGAAACGATTGAGCGGGTGATCGCACTGCGAAAAGCTGGGCTGAGCTACCCAGCCATCGGGGCGGAAACTGGCGTGTCCATCTCGCAGGTGCAGCGCTGGTGCAAAGCCTCAGCAGGCAACCCGGACAACACACGGCTGATGCCGCGAGCAGCCCCACCAACGGCGGCCATCACGGAGGTCTGCCTGCTGATGGCCGAGCAGATTGACCCAGGCCTGCCAGCAGTGGTGCGCGAGGCGAAGCTGGGGCTGTCGCGTTGCCGCGTGCGCAAGTTGTCGCTTGGCCGGTATGGGCTGGACGGCCCGGCGCGGCAGGACATTGCCGCCGTGGTGGACATGCACGACCAGCTGCTTGAGCTTTGCACGCCGCTGCAGCTTTCAAACGCCATGAAGTCGGTCATTGCCCGCATCGACGCGGGCGAGACTTTTGAAGTATCCACCGCAGGATAAATGCGGATACATGAGCAACCAACACAACACCAGCAAGCGCTGGATGGGGAAAACACCATGAAACTGAGAATCTGCAAATTGCACCCTGACGCCCAGGTGCCCAAGTACCAAACCGACGGCGCTGCGTGCTTTGACTTGCACGCGGCCATGGTCAACGGTGCGGCCAGCATTGGCGACGTGGTTTACCCCGGCCACCCGGTGTTGTGCGACACGGGCCTGGCGTTTGAAGTGCCGCCCGGCTACATGCTGCAAATCCGCAGCCGGTCGGGCCTGGCCATCAAACACGGCATCGAGGCCTTCCACGGCACGATTGACAGCGACTACCGGGGGTCTGTGCAGGTGCTGCTGACGTGCCCACACCTGGACGATGACACCCCACCGGTGAAGATCAACCCAGGCGACCGCATTGCCCAGGCGTGCCTGGTGGCCGTGCCCAGGGTGGAGTTTGTCGTGGCCGAACAGCTTGGGCTGACTGAGCGAGGCGGCGGGGGCTTTGGCTCGACTGGGGTTGCGGCATGACCCCACAACAAATGCTGCAAATCATGCGCACCCTGTCTGCCCTTGAAAGCTGGTCGTGGGCAGTGAAAGAGCCCATCCCGTCATGGATGGCTGAGCAGGTTGGCGAGAGTGTTGCGATGCTTGAAAAAGCGATTTTGGAAGGGGTGAAGGAATGACCCAAGCAGACATAGACAACATAGATTGCAACCAGATTTGGTATGTGTTTCGATTGGCAATCCTTGTGCCTAAAGCTAAACGCAACAAGGAGACCTCAAAATGAGCGCCGCACAACACGCATGCGACCACTGCCCGGAAGCAGAAAAGCGAAGGGCCGCACAAATTGAAAACGAGGCGCTGAAGGAGCGGCTGGCCCGCGCTGGTCTGGAGCAGCACCGCGCCGTGCAGGCCGCTGTGCTGGCTGAGCGTGAGGCGTGCGCGGTGGTGTGCGATGCCGAGGCTGCCGGGGCGCTGGACAACTGGCGCGGCGACGTGCCGTCAAACCAGCCGTTCTGGAATGGTGCTGAGCAGCTTGTCTCGGGTTGCGCCGCCGCCATCCGCGACCGAGGTGCCGCATGACCACAAAACTCATCACATTGGTCCTGAGCGCAGAGCACTTGCACACCACCCGAAAAGCGCTGGTGAAGCAGTTGCAACGGGCAAAAGAAAAAAAAGACGAACCAGAAGCACAGCGGGCCAAGGCCTTGCTGGATTTGATTGATTTGAAGCTGGAGATGGCATGAGCGCACAACACACACCGGGGCGGCTTCGCTACGACTACAAGCCGGGATACTGCGGCGAACTGCTGGCACAAAACAACTCAATCTGTTCATTCAACAACGAACCATCGAAAGACAACGCCCGCCGCTTGGTGGCTTGCTGGAATGCTTGCGCCGGTCTGCCTACCTAGAAGCTGGAGATTGCACCAGTTTTCGACGTGGACATGGAGGCCAAGCGGCACCTGGAATCTGTTGAGGCCCAACGCGACGAACTGCTGGCCGCTTTGAAGCACATCGAAGGCGTTGCAATGGCTGATGAATGCCGAGACTTACCCGGCATTGTGAAAACGGCCCGCGCAGCAATTCAGAAAGCGGAGGGGAAATGAGCAAAACCGAAAAACTCGCCCTGCTTGCTGAATGGGCAGACGAAATCCAGAAGGCAGAAGCCGTCATTGCCCCCATATCCGAAGTGCTGGGGCTGTCGGTGGAGTGCCCAATCCACACCGCGATGTGGGCTCTGCAAGCGGCCTACACCAAGGCCGTGGGCAAGCTGGTGGGCGACCCCGCCGAATGGCTGAGCTGGTACGCCCACGAAAACGACTTCGGGCGCAAGGCGTATGAGGCTGGCCTGACGGGCGACATGCGGCCCATCAAAGACGTGGACGATTTGTTGTGGGTGATGGAGGTGGAAGGTGGCAAGTAAACCCGACAAGGTGGCAAGCGCCACTTACCACCTTCATTTGAATGAAGCCCAAGCGCGTGCCATTAGCCACGCTTGCGAGGTGCTGGCCAGGCTGGGCATGGGCCAGCTCCGAGATGCGCTGGAGTGCCTGCCGCTTAAAGAGTACGCGCCCGATGGTTTTTTTGATGACATTGAAGGCATCGCCCACATACTCAACAAGCACACCACCCTACACCATGGCCCGGGACGTTACCACGGCATAAGCAGCGCCGAAACCAGCCCCGAAAGCAAAACAGCGTGGGACGTGTACCAAGTCATTCGCCACAGGCTGGCGTGGGATGCGGCCCAGGCCAAAGGGCACCCCGGCGAGGGAGAAGCACCGCCGCCAGCGTGGTCTGTGATTTACGACCAACCGCACAAGACAAGTGCCGAGCCACTGGCCCGGATTGAAAAGTGCGGAGAATCATAATCAGACGTTGCGCTAAGGCTTCGCTGAAGGCCACGCCTCCAGCAGCATCAGTGTGTCGGCTGCGTGCCCATCAGCCGCTTTTGCCATGTCCGTAATAGCTCCTGCGCACTGAGCGAATAGCTCACGGGCGGGGTCTGTGTGGACACCTGGGGAGGATTGTGGATTGCTGGGCACGCACACGGGGGCGGTGTTTGCGATTGTGTCGCGCAGCCTACCAAGAGCATCACGGGCACCAGCAGCATCATTGGCCAGCGCTGTTTGACGGGCGGCGTGTTGCTTGGCTGCTTTGTCGGCTTGCGCTTGGAGTTTGATGGTGTCTGCATATGCCTTCTCCATTGCCCTGGCTTGGGCGGTTGCATATTCGGTTTTCAGTTGGGAAATCTGTGCGTCCATGCGCCAGCCCTGAACTTGCCAAGCCCCGGCAAACGCGATGGCGGCGCTGGCAATACCTGTGAATGCATAGGTGTAGATCACCGCATCACCCCACGAATAATTGAGTCGTCCGCATCAGGCAGCGGGATTTCCTCCAGCCCTTTCAGCTCCTGCAGCGCATCGGCGTGCTGCTCTTTTGCGGTGCGGGTTCGCATGCGCATGTAGGCTGCATCGGTGGTCTTGCGCACATACTCGCGGCGGGCCAGCTCAATACGTCCGCGCTTCCAGTCGTTCATGCCAGCTCCACAATCCCAGGCTTCACGCCTGAATCGGTGATCGTCAAAATCCGGTTGATCGGCTTATCCACTGGGTCGATGGACAGGTGCACCCACTGCTTGCCAGCCACGCCCTCAAGCAGCAACTGCCCCACCCCAAGCGTGCTGACGTGTGGCGCAATCGCTGAAGCCACTTGGTACGCATTGCCGAACCTGGGGGCCACAATGTCAGCAGCCATTCCCTTGAGGTGGTCAGAACTGGTGCGGCCACCCACAGCCTTGTTCACGGCAGGACTGCGGTACGCACTGGCGACAGTGATCGGAACACCAAGCAAGGCCCGCACACGCTCCAGCATTTCGGCCAGCTTGGTCAACTGGTAAAGCGCCGGCCCATCTGGCACGTTGCGCAGGCCAAGGCGGGCTGCCGTTGTGCTGGACGTCAGCTCAGCAAAGGTGAAATGCTCGCTCAATTTGTCAGACATGGCTGCCTACCGAATCAGATGCACGGCGACGTCGCATGGATCGGTACTCAGTCTTTACGAACTGGTAGGGCACCTCCTGCCGCCAATGATGCGATGTGATCATCTGGACAAACACCACTGCGCCCAGAAGCGAAATTTCGTACATGGTTGGCTGGTAGTCCCATGCGATGGGTGCAGCCATGCCCATGCACGACACAATTCCCAGGATAAAAAACGCGAACCTCACATCGGCTTTGATCTTGCTGTCAGTTTTCACCGCCCGGCAGAACATCGTGAAAAACAGTGCGGCGCACAGAATTTCGTGGGCAAAGATGTGTGTGTTCATGGCTTGGTTCCTGCGCGGTTAAGCAAAGCAGACAGAGCAGCGCCAACAGCGTCAAAAACAGGCCGCCACCCATTACCTAAAGCACCGATTGCGAAGGCAACAGGGGCCAGGCTTTCCACCGAACGCACCCCGATCCATTGATCCAGCAGGCCCGCCAGGAATGCCGTGAGCAGCAGTGCGGTGAGCGTGCAGCGCAGCAGCAGCCAGGCCCCGGCCAACTTGCTGGAAGTCTCTGCCGCGCTCAATGGCCACATGGCACCGCTCAGGGCCGCAAAGGCAATGAGGGCGTATGGGCCAGCCATGGGGCCGAGCAGGGAAACAGAAAGGGCCGTGAGGCCAAAGGCGGTTGCTGACGTTGAAGCGGGGTCTGCCACGGTTTTGCCCTGGAGTCGTTATCTGAAGGTCTTGGGGTACTGCTGACGGTGAACCTCGGACAGATAGGCATCAAGACAATGGTCTTTCTGCCAAAAGAAGATCAGGTTTATGAGCGGGCGAAACACCACCCCGAACCACCTTCCATCCCGCCACGCACGGTGGGCACGGGATGAAAGTGTTTCGTCTGCACTGCCAAGCAACAGGGCGTTGAATAACTGGTCGATGGCGATCAGCAAGTTCAGTATGTAGGCCATTCACTCGCTCGAAAATGAAGCGAGTTTCGCTAGGCGTTTACCAAATCAGCCGGGATAATCCACCCCCTATGGAATACATCGACTTCATGTTTTGGAAGCTGATCGTCTTGGCGATCTTGGCTTTCATTTACGGGTTCGTCACCTTCTTCACTGGGCGATAAGCACGGGCGCAGCTTTTGCCAATCCGCTTGCCAATTTGGCGCGGTTTGCGGCGGTCAACCCTGGCACCGAGCGCGATTTCATGCTCAATAATTCACCAAGGGCTTGGTTGAGCGCATCAGGGTCAGCCAGCAGCCCGCCCAGCTTTTCCGCGTTCTTTTTGCGCCCTGTTTCTTTCAAGCCTTCAAGCGTTGGCCCTGCCACCGACTTCAACACCGGCAAGCGGTTTGCCATGAAGTTGACCAGTGGGTTTTCCAGCAAGCCCGCAGACAATGCGGAATTGATGTTTTGCATGGTGTTTGAGCCAGTCGCCATGCCAAGACGCGCCGCCTTGTCGGTGGCCTCCAGCACCGAGCCGATCTCACGGACAACGGCCTGATCTGATTCGCCCAACAGCCCACCAAGGCCGCCCGAGTGAGACCGCGCCCAGTTGTTGAACTTGGCGTTCGTCAAGTTGCCCAATGCATCGGTGTTTTGTGCTGCGCTCGTTGTGATGTAGCGCTTCATGTCATCAGCCAGCCCGGCGGTGCCACCAATCAAGCGATTGAACGATGCGGCGTCATCAGCTTGTGACCGAAGCGAATTGAAGAACAGGCGAGGAATCTCCGCCCCCTGCGCCGCCGCCTGGCCATCACCCCCACGCGCAAAGATGCGGGACTGTGGCCCGGTGTTGAACTGCGCCTTCTTGGCCGCGTGTGCTGCCGTGGCTTCGCGCCACGCATTCACCATGTCGGCTGGGAAATAGTCCCCAGCCTGGCCGCCGCCAGCCGCCACGCGATTGACCGCCTCGTCAATCTGCTTTTTCATGCCGTTGAGGGCTGCAAGCTCATTGCCACGACCAGCACGGGAAGCAATCTCGTCTGCTGCACTTGCAATGGAGGAGCGTAGGTTTTGAAGCTCTTTGAAGCTGACTGGCACAGGCACCTGCAAAGCACCTTCTGGCATATCCCCCATGGATTGATTGCGCATGGCCGCAAAGCGAGATTTACCGCCGCCCATGGCCACGTCATCACCACCAGAACGTAGCATGTCCAAAAGTGTGGCCGGGTCATCGTTAGGCGTGAATCCACGCTGGTGCATGGATTCGGCCAATTTGTCGATGGACTGCCCCTTGTTGGCGTTGGTCAAGCGGCCAAGGCCCATTTGCTTCAAGTCATCAATCTCACCCCTCAGCCCCAGACTTGAAAGCGACTTGGGATTAATGCCACCGGCTTGCTTGACGGCTTGCAGCAGGGTTTGTTCGCGGGCCACCTTCTCGGGTTTTAGAGCTTCAACGGTCTCTGTGCCGATGGCCTTTGCCGTACCGATGGCCTCGTTTGCCTTGGAACCCATACCGAAGATGCCACGCCCCAGGTATTTGGCTTGCTCTGCTTCCATTTGGGCAATTGGAAGGTTGAAGCGGGCTTCACCGAATGGGTCAACGTTTTCAAACATTTGGCCCACTTGCCGGGACTTTGCAGCCTCCCCAGCTTTGGCGAACTGGCTGATCGAATTGCCCACGTCCTGCGCGACGTTTTGCACTGTGTCGCCAACAGGTGCCAACCGGTTCAATGCCGACTGCATGGCCTGCTGCTGCGCTGTCAGCCTTTGCCCGATGGTGTTGTCACCGATGTTTTGCAGACTGCGCTGAAGCTGCGAAACGCCTTCGGTTTGCAGGATTTGGGGCACCGTCAGGTCGACCCCAATGTTTGAGGGCCGAGGTGTGGACAGCGCCGCACGGATGGCCTCGATCTCATCCTTGGTTTTTGCACCAGCAATGCTTGCGATCTTGCGGGCCTGAGCGGCGTTTTCAGACAAAAATGCCTCGTTCACCTTCCCGGCGACCTTGCTACCGAGCACGCCAGCACCCTTGACGACAGGAGGAAGGGCCGCGCCAATGGCCGCGCCCATGCCCATGTCGTCATGGTTGACCAGTGCAGCCGAGGCCCCACCAGTGATCGCCCCGCCCGCCATGCGCGTGGCCATGTTGGCCCCAGGTGCGAACATGCCACCAGAAGCAACCGCAGAGGCCAGCTTTGGCGCAAAGGCAAGCCCCCGAGCCAGTTGACCACCTACACCAGCAGTGCCAGCAATCTCTGCACCGATTTTTCCCGCACCGTAGGCCAATGAATCTGTATCAGCGCCCATGGTTTGCAGGGCATCGTCCATACCCGAACGGCGGTCATCCCGCCCAATGAAGCTATTTTGGATGCCAGCAGCCCGAGCCGCTGCGTCAATGGGGGCCAACAGGGTTGCGCCAATGGAGCCAGCACCGCGCACCGCCCCAGCAAGCAAATTGCCTGCCGTGCTGCTTTCTTTCTTGGCCGGGATGCTAAGAAAGTTCTTTTTGATGGCCGCTTCAATCTCACCGGCGGCCATGCCGTCTGGGAACTCAATGCGGCTTCCGTTGACTTCGACGATTTGAGGCATCAGCGGCTTTCCAGTTTCCCGGTGGCGGGGTTGAAAACGAAGTTCACACCAGACGCAGGCCGAGCAGGCGCAGCATCCCCGGCATAACGCCGCTGAATCTCCTCAATCTGAACCAGGGCAGCCAACTTGCGTTCTTGCGGGATGCCTGGGTCTCCGATGACACCGGCCATTTGCTTGTAAAGCGCCACATCTTTGTCGGACTGTGGACCGCTCATCTTTGGCATCTTGGACACCAACGCACCCTCAAGCGCCTGAAGTTGGCCAATAGCCGTGTCACCCTGCGTGGACTGCCCAATAAACCGCATGGCTGCATCAACGCCCTGGCCGAAGCCGCTGCCAGTGGCCTGGGGAATGACCTTGCGGGCTTGCTCAATCAGGTTGAGGGCTTCCACCGCATCCTTTTGGGCAACCGGAGCCATGGCGTTCACCGCTTGCCCTGGCTGCATGTTTTTGGGCGGCATCACCCACATGCCATCTTTGAACTGAGGCTTGCCAGCATCAGCGCCGCCAGCCATGTCAAAAGCAAGGCGCTGGCGTGCGTTCGCGTTGTTCGCCCACGCCACGGCATTGGATGCTTGGGCGTCAGGCGACATGCTTTTGCCCAGTGCTGCTTTTTCTTGCAGCGAATACGGGTCAAGCGCAACCACTTTGCCGCCCAGGTCTTGCATAACCGGTGCGCGGAACTGCGCCATGCCATCGCCTACTTTTTGACCAAATTCGTCCACCTGGTACTCGTACTCTTTGCCATCAGGCCCCATGCCTTTGACGGTGCGGGCGACCTTGGAGCGCCCCAGGTTTTGCGATTCGGCCAGTTGCTTCAGGCGCTCAAACGGCACGCCCATGGCTGAAAGCTGTTGGAAGTTGACCGGCTGTGTTTGGCCGATGTTTTGCGCCTTGGCCATCGTTGGGCCTTGTGCATCCCCCTGAATCGCCTGCGTGCCTGTGGTGGGCAAAAAGGCAGATTGAACAAGTCGTTCGATATTGGACTGCTGTTCGCGCTGGGCTTTTTCGCGGGCCATTTCATCCCGCCTCCAGCCCATTTGTTCGTCGATCAAGGCCTGACGTTTTGCGCTTGCCATCGTTTCCTGATAGCCACCCAAACCGCGCCCAAGGGCCTGGCCGAAGTTGCCACCGCCCAACAAGCCAGCAGCCAGGTTAAGCACCGCCTGCGTTTTGGGGTCGTCAAAAGAATCGCCAAGTAATCCAGCCATTTTGCCCCCTTACCATCCACCGATTGAGCCGCTACCGTAGTAGCTGCCATAACCACCGTCACGTCCGTCGCCACCGCCGAACATGGCGCGGTCAGCCGCTGCAATGCTGTCTGGGCTGGAGAACGTGCGGACGTTGCCGTCAGAATCGCTTGTGGTGCCAATGCCCAGGTTTGCCAGCGGCTGAGAGGCGGCGAGCTTGTTGCCAGCATCACCCATTGCGTCAGCTTGTTTTCCAGCAAAGTGAGAGCCGCCTGCACCAAGCAGTCCGGCCAATGATGGAAAGAACATTCGCAAAGTTGGGTTTTCGCTCGCAGCCATCGCAGCCAATGCAGCGCTCACCATGTCGTTGCTGATACCCTGACCGCCGGGGGTTGAAATGTTGCCACCCCCCCCGGATTGGACAGAGTTTGAGCCTCCACCTGTCACCGGCATGGCGCTCTGCAAAGATGAAACCGAAGCCATAGGAGCCTCAGGGCGCGCCACGGGTGGCGCTGCCTGAGTGGGTGTGTATTGATAGCCAACGGTGGCTTGCGGGGCTGTTTGCTGCTGTTGCCGGGCCTGCGTGAACGGGTTGCCGGCAACACCCCGGCTCATCATGCCCATGCCTTGGTCCATCATGGCCTGATAGCTGTTTGTGTATTGGGGCGACTTCAGGTAGTTGAGCCGCATGTCCAGACCTTGCCGCTGCACATCGTTCAACCCACCTTGGCCCATTTGCTGCTTGTACACGCTTGCTGCATCGCCCAGCAAACCACCAGAGCCATTCGCGCCGTAGATGTATTGAGCAACTCGCGGATCTATTTGATTTGATGTTTGGCTGGCACTGCTGCCCTTGTTGGACGAACCAGCAAGCAGGCCAAGCCCGGCCCCAATCAAAGAGCCCGTGTTCCCCATCAATCCGTCAAGTATTCCCATGATTTATCCCTCAGAAAAGCCGACCAAGCTGGGCGCCCATTGCAGCGCCGCCAAGGGCTTGCGCCCATGGGTTTGTGCCTTGGCTGGTTGTTGATGTGGCACCGTATCCGGTGTAAGGAGTCGCGGCAGAGTTGAAATTACCCATCGTCTGCCAAGGAGCGCTTTGATACTGCGACCCAATGTCATAAACGCCCGAACCTTGGTTCAGATACCCTTGATTTGCAGCCTGCGACAACTGGGAGCCAAGACCCATCTGCTGCATGTCTTGACCACGTTGCGCGGTGTAGAAATTGTTCTGCGAGTTCTGGGCGTTGAGGCCAAGGTTTCCGAGACCAAGGTTGTAGGAGTTCTGCGCCTGTGTGTAACCAAGACCAAGATTCCCAACACCAAGGCTGTATGAGTTATCAAGGCTCTGCTGTTGCAGAGCGCGATTCATCGAGTTGGTGAAATCGCCGTAGTACATGTTCGTCAGGGAGTTCGACAGCCCCTGATTCGCATCATTCAGCGCGTTTGCTTCAACCACACCTTGCCGTGAACCACCAAACCCACCAGCAGCTTGCGCACCGCTTTGGATGCTGGGCATGATGTTGCGCTGAAGGTTTTGATTGACTTGGTTTGTGATGGACGTTGCCATCTGCCCAAGGTAGGGGTTTGGCGTGTACCCAGGACTTCCGCTGCTTTGAGTCGATGACTGTGGCGCAGACTGCGCGGGCTGGTACTGCTGCGGCTGTGGTTGTTGCGTCTGCTGTTGCTGTTGCTGTGGCAGTCCTGCTTGAACATATCGAGAGGCAATCTCCCCAAAGTCCCCACCAGTGACCCGCGCCATGTCGCTGATCGTCACGCCGTTTTGATCCATCGCAGCCCGCATCTGTGCGTCTGTGGCCCCGTTGTTGTTGAATAACCAGTTGGCAATGTCTTGGTCTTTGTTCATGTTCACCCCAAAAAGCGCCACGATCCAGCGCGGTATCCGTAAAACCCAGCACCAGAGCCAGGATTCCAATTTGTGCCGTTGGCCATTACCACCATGCCTTCTCGGGGCTTGAGCGGTGCAACTGCCAGAGGTGTCAGAAAAAGCGCTGCATTGGGGCTTTGCATCGCTTGCGAGATGCTTCCCAGTTCCCGTTCAACGGGTTGCCCTGTTGGCACGTATTGCCCCATCAGTAAGCCCCCGAAATCACAACGTCCATGTCGTAGCTTTTCAGCCTGTGCGGTTGATTGTCCAAAGCGGTAAACCGCACCGCCAGGAATCGACCCGTGGCAAATCCGTCCACTTTTGTCTGTGAGCCGACGACGAATGTCATGGGAGCCGACCAAATGGGTGGGCGGTTTGCGTCCATGCTTGCGCCGATCTCCACCTTGATTTGTGCACCATTTGGAGCATCAAACCGCGGGTGTATTCCCCTGATCGTTTTGATTGCTTGCGGATCGTCCAATGTGATGCCTGTGCGCTCGATGTACGAGCCGAAAGCAGTCCCGGCGAAGGTCGTCCCAGCGTCGGCCATGCTGATTTTGTTGTTTGCATCAACAATCAACAGGCGTGCATCTGCCGGGGTGAATTCGGTCTGGTTCCAGAGTGATATTTCCTCATCCCATCCCAGGCTTGAAGAACTCCAGAGGTCTGTTCCTGCGTAATCGACTTGACCAGTCGCGGCATGTCGGAATGCCGAAAGTTCGCGGAATGACCAGCTTTTTTCAATCCAGTTCCAGACAGCGGCCCTGGTGCACTCGCTATCCCCTGCTTCGGGATAACAGACCCATACCTCGTTCTTTGATGGGTTTGCCACCACGAACGAAAGCCCGTAGTTCACCGAGTCAATCGTGCTGAAGATGTGCCGCCTGACCTGAGCATTTGCAATGGATGCAGGACCTTGGCCAGAGTGCAAAACCACATCGCCAGGGCACAACACAACATGCCCCATGGGTGTGATTGCAGCGCAATTGCTTGTCAGCATTCCAACTTCGCCTGGGAGCCGCTGGAATCGGAAGATATACGGCTGACCAATGAAGGTCTGCGCGAACATCGCACGTTCTTTGTAGATGATGTTGGTATCACCCAATGGCAAGCAATCGACGATGTTTGAAGACTCTTCGGCCAGATCAATCTCACCAGCATCCTTGGTCACATCGGTGTGATCCCAAGATGTTGGAATAGCACCTGGCACCGCAGCAGCAGACCACTTGACCATATTGCGGTAACGAGTGCCGCTCTTGTCAATGTCCAAGGCTATCAAGTAGTTCTTGAATGGCCGGACGATCTTGGCCGTCATGCCAGCAGTCCACCCGGTCAGGCTTGCCAGTGTTCCGGTACCACCCCAAAACATTGGCACATCTTTGCCGTTGTTCAGCACGAAAACGCCGTTCAGTGAGCCGCTGTTCCAGTAGTCTGTAACGCCTCCCGTTGGGGCAGTTCCGGTGATGTTTGTCCGTGTCGTACCGTCATCAGCGTAAACAGCAGACAACCCGGCATGAACCCAGAAACGTTTACCGTTGGCTTGATAGGGTGCGATGTGATACGGGCTGACAGACGTTGATGTGAATATCTGAGTCTGCCCCTTGAATCGCTCTGCACAGTTGTCGCGGAAACGTACATTCAGACCGCCAGACCATGCGTTAATTGGAAGTTCATGCGCTGGGAGGTCTAGGACGATGCCTGCCTGGCCTACGTTTGGGACTTTGACGATTGCCATGATTTACTGGAATTTCCGCAAATAAGTCATGCCGGCCACTCCATCACGGGCAGCATGTCAATCAATGCCTGCGTGGTTTCGGGCAATGGGCGAACGCCAGCCTGTACCTCTGCCATCAGCTCATAGGCCACGCTGTTGCAGGTGTCGCACCAGGTCGCAAATGCCACGCCTTCGGCCTGAAATGGGCCGGGGAAGCCTGCGCGCACCATGCAGGTGATGCGGTTGTCGTAGCGGCGGGCCTGTGCTGTGGCGTCCAGGTGTGCGGTGAGTGCGCGGTCAAAGTCTTCGAGGGCTGGCGGCACAGGCGCCTGCGATTGCAAAAACTCTGCGACCTCTTCGGGCGACATGGGCACAGGGCCGTCGATGGTGGCTTTTGTGTATCGGGTCATGCTGTGCCTTATGAGTTTTTGATGCCGTAGACACGCAGAACGCCGCTGACGTTGCCAGAGGCGGCGTAAAGTCGAACACCTTGGAACGTTCCTGCAACACCTGAACGGTCAGCCATGCCGCGAACGCGCCCGGTTGCCAGCGCCGCTGTCACCGTTTCACTGACCACAGACCACTCCAATGTTTTGTTATCAGGGGTGCGGAAAATTGTCATGCTCAGGTTGGCTTTCCAACGGTCAAGCGCGCCCGCACCCTCAGTGATGGGTATGAATGTTGTTGATGTGCTGTTTGTGAATGTCAGTGATGCCGCGCCAGTGGTGCCGACTTCTCGGAAGTATTGGTAATTGCTTCCTGCCCATATACCGCCCACTTGCATCCTTGAATAAATTGCCCCGTTTGCATCAGTTTTGGCATACACCCACCCCATGACCACAATGCGGTCATAGGTAGCACCCCACGTATCCAGCCCGGTGATGTCAATGGTTGCCACGTCTGTGCCTGTGACAACCGCCAGCGGAGTGATGGCCGATGACAATGCAATGTCACCTGACCCCAGCAGCGATGCGCCGCCAATGGTTTTGATGTTGGAGCCGCTGACCAGCGTGGTCTGCTTTGTCGCCAGTTCAGTGCTGGTTTTTGTGCTGCTCCACACGCTTGTGAGTGCAGTTGCACCATCACTGATGGAGATTCCAGAACCCACAACAACGTCACCAGAACCAACCAACGAAGCACCATTCACAGTCTTGATGCCTGTGATGTCCAGCTTGGCATCCAAAGCGGTCTGAGTGGCCGTTGAAATGGGCTTATTAAGGTCGCTGGTGTTGTCAGCATTGGACAGTCCGACTTGTGCCTTTGTGGTGCTGTGCGGGTTGTCCGTCCTGGCTGGGTGAGTTGCTGCGCCATTCAATTCTGTGTGCGTAGCAGTAACCGCCCCAGTTACGCCAGGGAATGTGGTCTTGATCGCTGACTTGATGTTGCGAATGTGATCATCGCCCTCAGAACGGGGGTCTGTGGCCGCTGGGAATGTTGCGTCCAGCGTGTTGATGGTGGTGACGATTTCGACGCTCATACGGCGTTCCTCACTTTGATTTGCAGGGAGCCAGATGCGGGAATGCCTTTGCGCTCTGCCATGCGGCGAACGGAATCAGTCGCCGCAGTGACCAGGGTTTGCAGCTTCACGCCTTCGGTGTCGTCCCGTATGTACTTGGCACCCTCAAGACAGGAGGCGTACAGGTACAAATCAGGGGCGTTGGCCAGCAGCCAATTCGATGTGTTGGTGTCGCTCAGTGCACCCATACCCGGCAGGTAGTGCAGCGTGTACGCCTGGCCGTCCGAAGTGCCGTAGATGCGGAGCTTTCCGGCCTCAAACGTGTAGTAGCCCGGGGCCTCTTGCACTTCCGTGCCAACGTTGGCCAGGGCGAGGTATTCCAGATTCCGGGTAACGCCGCCAGCAGTGACGGTGAGCTTTTGCAGCGTGCCGAAGTCAGCGGGTAGCACGGCATACCCGCCCACGGTCACGCCTGTGGTGATCACTTCCGTCTCAGGCGGGGAAATCTCGCGGAACAACGAACCTTCGGCCAGTTGGATGAAGGTGGGAATGACCGCAGCCAAGTCGGTGCGGTGCAAATAGGTGGCGACATTCGCCTGAAGTTCTGAATACGTCATGGCTTCAGGAACTTGTCAAACGTCACAAAGCCGGTATTGGCTTTGAGGTATTGCAGGACAGCAGCGCGGCGTTCGTCTTGGTTTTTGAAGCGGCTGAGAATATCGTTGTAGATGCCAATGGGGATGGTCCCCACCTTGCGCATTTCGCCCCAGCGATCACCAGCGGTGGCAATTCGTTCGGCTTTGGCGGCCTCCAGAATGGGCTGTGCGTCAAAGGTTTGCTTCTTGACAACCTCGTCACCCTGAAAAATCAGTTCCGTGTGGATGCCGTGGCGGTTGTAGCCTTCATCCAGCTTGAACGACTCGCTAAGTCCCTTCGCCATGTCCCAACTCCTTGCAGTTGGTAAGGCATTTTTGTCATTGGTAGACGGACGCAAAAAAGCCCCCAAGGCGAACCGTGGGGGCTTCCGTTGGGCGACTGCTTATCAGGCGGTCAAGTTGCTGATCTTGGCGCAAGCCTTGGGTGCACGCAGGGCCAGGCCGCAGTCCACGGTGATCAGGATTTTGTCGCTGTCGCCGGTCTTGGCCAGTTCTTCGGTCTTGAAGCCGTCGAGGAAAGCCATGTCGATGTAATCGGTATTCAGCAAGTGAACATCGGTGGCACCACTCATCAAGTAGTGGGGGACGATCTCCAGCGCACCGAAGTCGGACACGTACACGTCAGCAGCGCCGATCACTGTGCCCTGGTTCTTGCCCTTCACATCAACGCGGTTCACAGCGATACCCGTGAACGCGCTGAACGTGGCCTTGTGGCTGGGGGACATGACCACCATGGACGCGACGCCGCCGGAGTTGGTGTAGACGTTCTGGCATGCGGTTTTCAGCAGCGCTTCGGTGAAGGTGCGGTTCGTGCCAGCAGTCACGGCGGTGGTGGGTGCACCAGTGGTCCACGATGCGGTTGCGCCAGCACCGTTGTGCAGGGCGTTGGCGTAGGACTGCACACCCAAACCGGCAGACTTGCCAGCCACGGAAGTGGTGGGCGCCACGGCGGCGTTGTTGGACAACACCATGGCTTCCATGTCGCGCTTCAGTTCAAGCATGGCCTGGGCCTTGATGTAGGCCAGTTCATTGCCACGACCAGCCTTTTTCACCAGGTTTGCACGGCGAGACACGCCCTTCACTTTCGTGAAGATTTGCATGTAGTTGCCGACGCGCTCGGTGGGGGTCTGGGCTTGCAGGGTTGCGTCATCACCGTCGATGGCGGCGTTGTCAGCAGAGGCTGCGGCCAGGCTGTCGCGCTGCCATTCGTGGTAAGTGTTGGTCGCGGTGGTGCGGCCAATGCTGGACACCACGGGGGTCTCGGTGGGCGAGGTGTTGAAGATCTTGTCGATCAAGTCCTCGCGGTCACCCTTGAGGGAGGCTTTTTGGTACAGGTTTGATGGGACGGCCATGATGGTTCCTTTGAATCAAATTAACGGAGATATGCAGCGAGGTCGTTCAGCTTGGCGCGGCCACTTTGGAATTTGGAGTCCATGGCTTTGCGCTGACGAACTTCAGCCGCAGGGGCTTGTTTTGCAGGCATGCGGGGCGCTTCGGTCACCTTGCGGGTAACTTCGGGCTTTTGTGCCTTCAGTTGCTGGTAAGCGGTTGCATCACGCATCAGCTTGACCAGTCGGTGGTCATAGACGTTTGCCAGTTCTTCGGGGGTAAACCCGTAGGTCTTGCTGGCGCCTTCGTAAATTTTCGCCAGCTTGGGCTTGTCGATTTTTTCCTTCTCCAGCTCTTGCCAGGTGCGCTGGAACTGCTGCTGCAACGTTTGTTGTTGACGCTGCTGGGCTTCCATCGCAGCGCGTTGACGCTCGGCGTTCAACTGCTGGTCAAGACCTTGGAGAAAACCGCCAATCTGCTTCTGGCGCTGAACCTCTGCCACCCATGCAGCCGGGTCGCGCTGGGCGAGTTCTGCAAGTTCGGCTTCGGTCTTGAGGCCCGCCATTTGTGCAACTGCTGCGCGTGCGGCCTCAGCCTGCTGCATGTACTGGGTGCGAACCTCGTCGTGTTTGGACTTGAGAAATTCAACCGCCTGGCTTTCGCGCTGGGCCAGCTCTTGTGTCTTGCGGGTGTAATCAGCTTGGCGCTGATAGCCCTTCACAAGCTCTGTTTCGTCGATTTCAACCGTCGTTTCGGTTCCGTCCTCTGCCTTGATAGGAACGGCAATCTTTCGCTCACTTGGAGGCTTGGCGTTTTCCTCGTCGTCTGATTCGTCATCAGATTCGGATTCGTCCTCTGCGGCGTTTGCTTCCTCTTCCGTGTCGCCTTCTTCGGCGGTGGAATCGTCAGCGGTCAATTCGGCTTCATCTTCCTCTTGCTCGGGTGCCTCGCCGGGCGTGTCCGAAAGGAACTCAGCCAGTCCATTCAAACCGGAGTCGAGTGCTTGCGCGTGTTCGCTCATGTGTGGTTTCCAATCAAAACCACCCCCTCAAAACACCAAGGGCGGCTGCGGCGTATCGCTACGGACGCTGAAGGCTGGGTGTTCAGCCGAGAACCTTGCGGACAAACTGCCGGGCTTTTGGCTCGTTTCGCAGCTTGTCTAATTCAATCTGACGCTGTGCAAACTTGCCGGATTCGATCATTCCGATCAACAGGCTTTCAAACTTGTCTGTCAGTTTGGCGAGTTGAAGCAGGAGGGTTTGGCCCTCTTGGTCACGAATCGGGCAGGCTTTCCACTGCTCCAGCACGCTTGTTTTCAGGGACTGCATGGCCAGCTTGAATGCCTCGTTGTCGAGCACTTGCGCCGCCTCTTGGCCTCTCAAAACTTGCTGCTGTTCAGTCATTCGGTGCATTGTCAAATTTGGTAGACGGTCGATCCAGCTTGCGCCGTCCGGCATCTGCAATCACAGCCCCCGCGCAGAACGCCTCGCACTCGTCCCGCGTGGGCGGTACAAGGTCAGGCCAGCGGGTGGCGTAGTCGGCAGAGACCACTTGGTGCAGCGCTTCGGGCAGTGCGAGCAGTTGCAAGGCTTGGTCCTTGAATGCTGGGGTGCATGGCGTGCTGGTGGTGTACTCGGCGGCATCGTCCAGCTTGGGGCCGTAGCTCAGATGCCCGCCCACATCAGGGTCAAGCGCACGGGCGATGGCGCACGCGGTGTCGTACAGCGCGGCGGGCACAGTGATGGTCAGGCGCTCGATGTAGCTCATTTCTTTCCCTTGAGGTAGGCGGCAGACACACCGCCGATGAAGCCGATCAGCAGGGCAATGGCGATGGTCACAGTGTTTGCCCCTGCAAGCTGCCAATCCACTTTTCAATCAACAACGCATCAGCGTCGGAAACGACACCCTTGCATATCACCGCCACAGTAATTTTCTCGTTGCCGGGTAACAGCGGGTCGTTGGCTGTGCCGCTGAGGCTGATGCCAATAGATGTACTTGCAATGGTCGTGTTGGTAACGGATGTCGCGCCTGATTGAGCCACCGCACCATTCACACGCAGACTGACAGAAGTACCGGCCTTGCGTGCAGATATAACCAACGGGGTTCCAGCCGTAACAGCCGACCCGGTAAGCGTTGTAGATACACCACCCTCCCAGTAAGCAAGAGGGGTGCCAGATGACATGAACAACCCGTTTGCACAGCTTGTTGGTGTGCCACTCGGGCCACGCGATGCAACCACTGCCTGCACCCCTGTTATCGTTGTTGGTACTACCCCAGCGCATACAAAGCCATCATCGTTTGCAGCGGTGAATACTGGTTGTGACAGTTGCAGGAAGTCGTTTGAGCCGTCAAAGCTGATGACTTTTTTACCCTGAGCGTTGATGACCACCATCGGCTTGCTTGCTGTGGTGGCCTGGGTGGCGTGGTTGCTGCCAATGCGGTCATTCACACGACCAATCACATCACCCACCGCAGTCACTGGCGTGGTGCCTGTGCTGTCGATGAATGTGCCGCGAGTAACCAGGACTGATTGAGTGGTGTAGGCGGTGGCTACGCTGCCCAATTCCAGCTTGTAGCCGGTGACTTTGAAAGTGCTGTTGTTGTTGCTGGCGTATTTGACGATGCCGAAGTTGCTTATCGCGCCAGAAGAAACCCACGTACCGCTTACGCGATAGTTGCCGTCCGGTTGAAGTTGTACCGTGAGAAGCGTTGGGTTAATGACCGAACCACCAAAGACCAAGGCAAAGGTATTTGCACTGGTTGAGCCGTCATTGACTACCGCAAAAGTCGGTGCAGCCCCATCATCCATTCGGACAATCACGGACAAGGTATACGTCAGGCCGTTCGTGTGAGTGAAATTCTTGTAAGCGTAGCTCCCGGTTACCCCATCGTGGCCAAACGCAATCGCGTTGTCATACCCGGTCATGCTTGCCAGCGTGAGCAACCCACCGCGAGTTGTCGCATCAGCCAATCCACCAGCAAACTCCGGCGCACTCAGCAAGTTCGGCGCACCGTCGCCCAGCACGTTGTCTGGCAGGCCGATGACTGTGGCACCTAGGCGGCGGAGGGTGCTGATGGCGCGCTGGGCAAGAGTGAGTGCGCCGCCGTACTCAAGCCCAAGCCCAAGACTGAGGCTGTTCATGCGTACATTGCGACCAGATCAGTCGCAGTGGTGCCGGTTGCCAAAATCCGTTTGGCCTCCACGTTAAGCGGATAGCCACCTGGCACGTTTTTCAGGATGACAGAGCCACCCATTGGCTGGGTGCGAACTGCAATGTCCCCACCCGTCCCTACCCAGACAGCGGTGCATACGCCATCGGGCAAATCCGTCGAATCGCTTGGTGTGATGGCTGCGAGGTTGTAAGCGCCTTTGCTCATGGTCATTCCTGTGTAAAGCTGGTTGAGAGGTCTGCGGCTGCGTTTTGCTGTGCAGCCATGTCGGCTTGGGTGATGGCGGTGTTTGCGCTGATCTGGGCCTTTTGGAGATCGGCGGCAATATTCATTTCTTCCAACTGGCGGGTAAACATCAGTTGGGTTTCATGCTTCCAGCGCTCAAACTCCATGCGCTGTTGCTCGGCCTGGGCCTGCATGTGCGCCTTTATGGTTTCACGCTCTGAATCTCGGGCGTCGTTGGCCGCTTGCAACTCAAGCTGTGCCCGTGTTGCCTGCAACTGGGCGTCGGCCTTCAGTTGTTCTTTCTCGCGGTCAATCTGGGCCTGCGCTTGGAACTTCTGAATGTCGGCCTGCAACTGCGCCTGCGTTTTTTGCGCATCGGCTTGCAGCTTCAATTGCTCCAACTGCAAAGGCAAAGGCGGCTGCGGAGGCTGTGGGGGCTGCTTGGAAGGGTCTTGCACGAACGATTGAACGTCCTTGAAGCCAGCGTTCTCGATCACCTTCACGGCGGTCTGGTACAGGTGCTTTGGCGTGGCGATGCCGAAGCCCATGGCGGCCTGTTGCATCTGCCAAATGCTCATCAGGCTCTGCGTCTGGGCCATGCGATCACCAGTGCCCAAGCCAACATGAATGGTCATGTCGTAGCTGTCGCGCCATTCGTTGGGGTCGTATTCCACGAACTCGTCACGCAACCGGAAAGCGAGCTTTTCCATGTCGCCATCGGTCAGCAGCTTCAGAATGCCCTTGAAAATGGGCTTCAGCAGAATCTCAGCGGCAATGCGGGCGATCAACTCAATGCGCTGCTGTGCGGCGCTCTGGTCAATCTGGCGGCCTGTGGCGGTGTTGTTCAGGCTGTCAGGGTTGAGGCCCATCGAGGTGCGAGACACGCCCGTGCGGTTCTCGCGCATGCCCTGGACGTACTCCAGCATGGGCATTGAAGCCCCGGCAGCAAACGGGGTGACTTGCTCTGTTACGGCGTTGGGGTCGCGTTGACGAATGATGCCGCCTGCCCGCGAGTCCAACAGGTCATCAATGTTGGCCAGGGGCGACCAGTTGGCGTCCGTCAGCACCTTGGTGCGCGGGTTGTTGGTCAGGTACAGGTTATTCAGCGTCTGGCGCAGCAGCTCGGTGTGCAGCTTCTGCAGGTCAGACACCGCATCAGCCATGCTCATGCCGTCCCAACGGTGCGTGTTCAGAATGGGGCTGAATGTGGCAATTGGGACGTGGGAGACAACCTCTTTGCGCAGTATCTTTTCGCGCAGTCGGTAAATCTCCAGCCGCTCGGCCACACCGTCACCGTCTGCATCCACTTCCACGTACTCAATGCGCAGCCAACCCTCGGCCATGCTGTCATCTTGCCCATGGTCATCACCCCAGGCAGTGCCAACGGTGGTCATGGCGTCCTGCTGGTTGATCTTGCTCAGACGGAAATCAGCGTCAGCAGAGTAGTCGGCCTGGTCTGAAGCGCGCAGATCGTCGGCGGTGACGTTCTTGAAGCCCATCAGATTTAAGTCTGTCAGGGTGACAGGCATCAACCGGGCGACATAGGGGCATTCGTCCAGCAATGGCGAAGTCCAGTCGCGATCAACCAGCAAATCTTCTGGCGAGAATGCCTCGACCTTGATAGTCTGCTTTTTCTCCGTGCGCTTGATGCGGCCCGAGAACACCTCAACAGGCATTCCGAACTGATCTGGGACAACTTGGGGTTCTGAAATCTCACCAATCTCTGCCCCATCCTCCTGGAGCATCATCGCCAGCATCTCGGACGTTGCGCCCTTGAATGGAACGCTGTAAACGCATTCCTTCGTCTCTTTGCGCCAGTTGACCGCGCAGTTGCGCACGGTAAGCGCGTCCTTCAGTGCCGTGTACAACACCAGGAAACCGTTGTTCTGGCGGTAGAACACGTAGTTGCAAGCATCGGTGGCTTGCTCTGCGGGCTTCACATCGGCCTCGCGTGATGGCTCAAATGAAACGGCTTTGTCGGTGCTGGTGAACACCTTGAGCAGCGCGGGCAGAATCCACTCCACTGTGTCCTGCACGTCACTGGCGACCACCTGGGATTCGCCATCGGTCTCGTTGCCGTAGGGCATGCGGTGGTATTCCCGCATCAGCACTTCACGCTGTTGGCCCAGGTCGCCGTGCACGTAATCTGCCGCAGCCTCTTCTTTGCGCCGCAGCAGGTCTAGCAGGTCATCGTCCGTCATCTTCGCCATCTTGTGCCCTCAGTTGGTGGGCATTGTTCAAGCTGGTAGACGATGAATAAGGCACCGTCTTTCCGGTGTGTCACCTCGGCATTACTGCCGCCCTTATTAGGGGCTGATCGAGCGAGGTTCCCCGTTGGCTCTTGTCAGGCAACAAACTTGCGCTTGTAGGCAATGGGCTTTGCAATGGTGGACGCAGCGCCAACAGCCTCGTAGACCACGCACATCAGGCCGAATGAATCAGCGCCGTGTGATGCCCAATCATGCTCAGGGCCAAGGCCGATCTCGCGGTTCTCGTCACGCTTCTCGTGGTACCAGCCCACAGCCTCAAGACCCGCCGAACATCCGGCCTCGTCCATGTAGATGCTGGGCCACGCTCTTTGTGCCGACCTCACCCGCATCATGGCCGCGCCCTTGCCCTGGTTGGGCACCACCTCCACCGGGTAGCCTGCCGACTCAAACGCCTTGCGGTAGCTCACATCGAACACCGCGTCTTGCTTGTCGCCGTCATGGGGCAGCCAGATCGTCGTGTTGCCCCCCAGGTATCCGCTCGACCTCAGCCACTCCATGTGCGCTGATGCAGGCTGGCCCACGGCTTCGTAATACTTGAGAACGCGCATTTCCCTGCCGATGAACTGGCACACCCAAATGGTGAACGCATCAGCCCGCTGACCGGTGCCGCCAATGTCACAGAAGGCCCGATAGCTGATGATGGGATCAGGCCCAACCCGGCCAATCCGTCCCTCTGCCCGCGCCTGGGTGATGCTCTTGGCGTAGTATGCACCCTCCACCGCCCCAACGTAGTCGCCCTCCCAGATGTGCTCGTACTGGTCAGGGCGCTCTGCCATGTCTCGCATGCGTTCGCGCTCCAACTTGGCCGGGAACTTTGGGTTGTCGCGCCAATTGAGCTCCACCATTTTGATAAGCGGGTCACTCGCAAACCTGAATCGCTTTTCCACCGGGGCCTTCTTGCGCTTCGGGTTCCACGTCACCCACAGCTCGGCGTTCCAGCCCTCGCCCTCCTCCCGCAGCGTTGGTATCAGCGTGTTCCATGCCTCGTCGGTCACTGGCTCGGCTTCGTCAACCCAGCAAATCAGGATTCGCCCCTTGGACTTCACTGAAGCAATGTTGCGATCCAGGCCGACGAACACGAACTCGATGCGCCCGTCTTTGGACTTCACGAAGTTGGTGCCGATCTCGTAATACTCGGTCAGCCAGGGGTCGTCCTGAATCGCCCGCTTGATCTCCTCCAACGAGGAATCACTCAGCGAGTTCATGAACTGCCGGCCGCACAGCAGAATGCCGCGCTGCCCAGCCTCGCCAAAGATGCGCCCCTGCGTGCAAAGCATGGTGGCGAAGGTGCGGGTCTTGCCGCTGCCCCTGCCGCCGTGTGCGCCCCTTACGTCTGCCCGGCCATCAAAGACTTTCAGCAGCTTTGCAGGGATTGCAATCTGCTTAGTCGTCACCGCGCATCGCCACCAGTTCAATACGGGTCACGGTCTGGATTGCCCCGCCATCCGGGCCAGTCACGGCCATGGGCAGCACCTTGCCCACCAGGCCGAGGAAAGCAGATGCAGTGCGTGGGTCTTGTGCGCGTTGTTGCAGGTACTCGACCCCGCCAGCGCCTTCCAGGGCTTGCAGGATCATGTCCTTGATTGCCATCGTGTTCTTGTTTGGAACGCCGGCCGGGCGACCCGGGCCTGGCCTGCCTTCCGCGGCCGCCTTGGCAACGCCAGACAGCTTTCCATTGGTTTTTTTTACCGTTGTCATTTGTCAGTCCTTTCGGGTGTTGACCAATGCTTGAGTGTCCACAGCGGTAGACACATCAAATATTGACCTCACCCCCATCAAACACGGAGCAACCTGCCCAAATCGCCCCGGCAATTGGTAGACACTCCTGCCTTGTGCATCCTGAATCCGAACGATTGCGCCGATGTACGCCAGATTCCGCAATGCCGAATCGACCTTGCCCCTTGATAGCTTGGTGTATTCGACAATCTCATTTTTGCTGCGCTGATCGTTTTCCACTGCCATCAGACAAACGCGCATTGCACTTGCTGGCCGGGTGAACTTGACTAGGGTTACGCCTTTTTTAAGCATTCATGCCTTTCTGTGTTTGCAACCGTCACACCCCTTGTCGGCTTGGCCGAGGGTGGTTTTGGTGTATTGGCATGTGGTTGCCATGCGGAAGGGAACAGCCACCATGCGCGGGGTGCGGCTCACTCCATCCATGTACCAGCCGTCTTGGACCGGTGTGATGGTTTTGAATGGGGCGCGGTTGTGGCAGCCGTTCAAAACCATTTCTGGTCATCCGACTTTGCGTCGATCTCTTCAATCGCCCGCTGGCAGTACACGGCAGCGTCCAGCAATTCCTCCAGCTGGTGCTGGAGCCACTGGCGCAGGATCAGCGGGTTGTCGGCCACGGTCTGTCCATATTTCGCAATGCCCAATTTCTGGCGCTCGGCAATCATTGCGATCACCCGGGCCTCAGTTCCTGTTGCGCTCATCGAATCTCCCCAGTTTCCATATCAACCCCCAACAGAACACCGCGCTCTGCTGCAAAGGCCTCAATCAGTGTTTGCAAGTCGCACATCTCAGCTTTGGTCATGCGGCTGGTGGACTGGCCCAAAACCACGATGCCCCCATCAATCCCAGGAACTGCCCGGGTTTTTTGCAGGGAAGCCGTAAAAATGTGCTTCCAGTCCTCTGGCGAAAGGGTTTGGCCGTACCACTCGACCTGCTTGGACACCTCGGTCAACATGGCCCAAAGGCGGCGGTTTTGTGGGTCGCTGCGCTTTTCAGGCTTGACCTCAAGCACCAGGCGATGACCGGCAATCAGCATGGGCTTGGCATACTCTGACCAAGCGCGCAAAAGTGCTTGGTGGCCTTGCTGGGCGTTCCAGAGTGGAAGGGTCAGGCGTTCAGCCATTGGCACGCTCCAACTCTCGGGCCATTGCCGTGTACTTGGCTTTGATGGCTTTCAGGTCATCAATGGTGTAGTTGCGAGGTGTCTGGTCCGCCTCCAATGCCTCCAAAGCATCCATGCCGATGCGCTCACGCAATCCAAACCTGAAGCCAAGCACGTTCCCCGAATCAAATCGGTTGCACTGCTTGCGCTGCGCGTGGACATTGCGCTCATCAAATCGAAGATGCGGTGCACTTCCTCGACTGCGGTAATGGCCTGCATCCACAGCGCCGCCGGGTATGTTTTCCCCCATTGGCAGCCCACAGCAGATGCAAGGTTTGCCAGCATCCCGCAAGCGGATATACCTGTTGAAAGCGGCTTGGGCCTCCTTGATGTAGTCGCCCTTGGTTTTCAGCTTCTCCAGCTTGGCCTTGGTTTCCTTGCGCTCGGCGGTCTTTGCACTGATTGCGGCCTTGGCCTTCTTTATGGCCACAATGGAAAGCGCACAGGCGGTGGTGCACACGGACTGCATGGGCTTGGTGGGGGTGAACTCAGCGCGGCACACCTTGCACTTTTTGGGCCTCATGCCATGAGCCCCTCAAATGGGTGTGCCCGGCGCAACCCCGGCGTCTTGATGCCCCAGGTGCCGGCGGTCAAATACCGGCGGCGGGGTGGGAAATCGTCCAAGTCGTCCACGTCACCGTGGTCCGGGCTTCGCACTGGCTTTGGCTGCGTCAATCCGCTTGCGGACTTCCGCGCGGAGCCCGGCGTAAAGCCCGCACTTGTCCTGCTCAAGCTCTGCGACCTGGTGGCGGCAGTAGTCCCACCATCCGGGTTCAAGGGCAAGTTCGGCGTAATGGGCTGCGGCACGTTCAAATTCATGTTGGCTGTCCATTGCGGCTTTCACTGGCGAGGACCAGGACCAAGCGGGCGCGCTCAAGGTCATGTGCGCTGACGGGCTTCTTTGTGGCTTTGGCGTCCACCGTGCGGTGCGCCCAGCCAATCAGGTCGCGGCGGGCGTTGCCTTGCAGCTCAGCGCGGATGGCGGCTACCAGGGGTTCGGGCCACTTACGCATGAGCCAATGCCTCCTTGGCAAAGCGCACCACCGTTGGCGAACGCTTGTCGCCAGCGGCCACGCCAGCAAGGATTCGTCGCGCCCAGTCACGGCCATCTCCGACTGCATCAAATGCGACCTGCGCCAGCGTTTGCTTTGGGGCGGGCAGGGCGGGTAAGCCTTGCTCTTCGGCAAAGGTTTTGCGAGGTGCCATGGACCGGCAAACCGCCTCAAACTGCGGCAGGTTTGGCGGGAACTCGGGGTAGAGCAGCGTGTAGCGCTTTGCTGCGGCTTCAACCACGTCGGGGGTGAACTCTTTGAGGCCGTGTGCCCACACCATCATCGCGGAGCGGATGCCCTTGTCTTTGCCGTCCGCGTCACGCTCGCCGCTGGAAAATTTCGCAATGAAGGGGTTGCCGTATGCGCCGTGCAGCAGCATGAACAGCTTGCGGATGTGGGCCTGGTCGGGCTGCTGGGGCTTGGCCTGAGCAGAGGCGACCGTGGTGGCGACATTGGAAAAATCAGACATGGGTGGCTCCGTCAAAAATGGCGGCAGCACCGCCCTCGATCATTTGCTGCCGGGCGGTTTTGAAACCGTTGTGGTGGCCGTGCTGGCGGCGTTCGTTGTCGGTCAGCCAAGAGGCCTCCAGGCCTTGCGACCCCCTGGCGCACCAGATGCCCAAGAACCGGTCCAGCGGAAGCCCGGCCTTGGCCGATTCGCTGATGGCCGACTTCAGGACCGTTTCCGTCACGGGCGCTTTTTTGGCCTTGCGGAGTTGCAGCCAGTCGGCCCAGGTTTGTTCGGCCACTTCGGCAGGTTTTGCGACCTTGGGGGGGGTGGGTGCGCGCTTGCGCGTATCCCCCTCTTCTGGTTCTTGGTTAATGGTTATTGGTTCTTGGTTAGGTGGCGGTTCGTTTTGTTTTTGAGGCGTCGCGTTCACGGTTCGTGCACGATTCGTTGACGACTCCTTGCGCTTGGCCTCACGCTCTTGTGCAATTCGTGCGTTGGTCGTGGATTTTTCGTGGTACTCCGCAATCTCTTCTTGGATGCGTTTTTGGACGTAGCGACCATCCTCAAGGGTGAAGAATTTGCGCAAAACGAACTCCACGGCCTCAACTTCGGCGGTGGAACTGGCCCAGGTCCAATCAATGGCCTCTTCAAGCGTGGGGAACTGTTCACGGTCGTAGCACGCATCTATCAAGAGCGTGTACGAACCGTGCTGAAGCATGGACAAACGGCCAGCTTTTTTGGCGTAGTCGCCCAGGTTTCGTTTGTAGTAGTGCATTACGCAGCCCTCCAGCCAAGTGCCAGCGTCCCATTGCCCATCACGCGCCTGTATGCCTCGCCTGAGCGAACAATCGCGCCGTCACGGGCGGCTTGGTTGAAGATTTGCCCCCAGTGCCGCAAGTCGGTGCTGGCGATGCCCTTCTTCATGGCTGCCAGGGTCACCTCTTCCGCGCTGAAGGACTTGGCGCCCATGCGCTTGGCGTAGGCCAGCAGAAAGCCCATGGCGTCCTTCTCAAAGCGGTCCACGGCCATGGCCGGGGTGCCGAATAGGTCGGGTTGTTTGCGTGTCATCAGCGGCCCCCGTGAAAAGGAGATGCGGGTAAACCACGGCTGACCGGGTATTCCTCGCCATCGGCTGTGCGTGGCGCGAAGATGGACTCAAGCGCGCGGAAATGCTTTTCGCGCTCTTCAATCGCCCGGAGAACCAAATGCCTTACCCAGTCGCTGTTCCCGTCGCTGCCGTCAAGCAGTGCAAGACCGGTGATTCGGGCTGCCGTTTCGTCGGTCACCTTGATGGTGATGGCGTGGTCGAGCTTGCTCATTCAGAAAACCCCCGTAGGCCGCACCAGCCCATCAGCCCCAATGGGGGCGATTGCGCAGTGCGGGGTGGTGTCAGTCCCTGCGGTCCAGTAGGAGACTTGGCTGCAAGGCGTGGTGCGGCCTATGGGCCGGGGAAAGTGGTGCATGGCTCAAGCCACCTCTTTTGGGGGTTTGGATGTTTTGAACCACCGAGGGCGGATTGCCTTCAGCTGCCAAATTCGAGCGTCGGGAATTTGCTCGCCCCACTGGGACACAGCCCCGGGCGTAATGCCGAGCAGCTTTGCCAGATTTGCAGAGCTGCCGGCGTGTTTGATTGCGTCTTGCGTCTTCATTCCTCAACTTTAGCACACTAAATCAAGAGTGAAAAGCTCACTAAATAAATAGCTGGCTAAATACACGCATGACCACCATGGCAGAACGAATCAGTGAGGCGATTGACGCTTCTGGCAAGCAGAGCCATGAGATCGCTGTTGCATGCGGCGTGACACCGGCTTCTGTTACCCATTGGAAAAACGGCTCCACAAAAAGCCTAAAAGCTGTGACTGCTCAAAAATTTAGCGAGGTCACTGGCTACAGAGAGAAATGGTTGACCTCTGGCGTGGGCCCGAAAAAAGAAGAGGTTGTTGATGAGCCGTCCAACGTCAAGCCACTGGTCAGCAAAGCCAAGGTTCCGGTTATTTCATGGATTCAAGCTGGGGAGCTTTCAGACGTGCTTGACACGATTTATCCGGGGGAGGTTGAGCGCTGGGTAGATGCCCAGACTGTCACGCCAACCAGAAATGCATTCGCCTTGGTGGTTTCTGGCGACTCTATGCAGAACAAACAGGGGCTGAGCAAACACAACTTCCCCCCTGGCACGGTCCTTATCGTTGACCCAGAGCGGGCATGTGGTGCAGGCGACTTCGTGATTGCCAAAGACGTGGCTACCCAACAAGCCAGCTTCAAGCAACTGGTGATGGATGGTGGGCGGTGGTATCTCAAGCCCATCAACAGCCAGTACCCCACCATTGAGATTGACGACCCCGACCTGCGCGTGATCGGGCGTGTTGTGGAAGCAACCTATCCACCCATCAAGCTGATATGAAATTTTTGCTGGCTTTGACTTTGACTCTGCCATGCGTGGCATTTGCAGAAAACTACGCCGAGTGTCTATTGGCTGGAGCGAAGCAGGCAAAAACACAGCCAACACTTGGAGCAGTGTTCCGGGAGTGCAACGGAAAGTATCCAGACCAATACCGTGGCGTGGTGGTCGGCTCTGGGAATAAAAAATGGTCGCCCTTCTCCCAAACAGCAGACCAGTGCACGATTAAACAAACGGCAGATATTGCATTCCCGCAGGCGGCCTATGTTGCCTCTAAGGCCTGTTGCTGCTTGTACGGGTCCACACAAAACCCATGCTGGGGCAACAATGAAAACATGGTTTGGCTTGTGAATAGTGCAGGGCAGGCAACTTGCCATACGCATGAGACTCGATAGGTGAAATGACTGCCAAGTACCTTGCACAAGCCTTTGACCAAGCCGGGGAAGAGGTTGCACGCCTGACGACGACAGCCGCCAGTGCGGAAGATGCCCGCGCTGAGTTACGCAGGCTGCTGTTTGCCGGCGCAGCAGAGACAGGTGCGCCCGTTCATCAACTGGCGCTGATCGTGACCAAAATTTACTCAGACAAGCCTGCCGATAAGGATTGACGGCCCTTTTCCGCGAGGGCATTCATGTAGCCCATCATGGTTCCGTCATGCTCGCCGCATAACTTGAAGTCAAAGAGCTTTGACACTGCCTCTGCCTTTGTTGCACCAAAGACAGCATAGGAAACATCTTCGGTGTTGACCGCCGCCTCCCACAGCCCATCAGGCATTCGTTTGATGTGAATGGTGACTGTTTCGTCTGACATTGCTTTGTCCTGGTTGATACCGCCCATCGAGGCGGTTTTTTTACGCCTGCTTCTCTGCCAACCTTCGGGGTTTACCCTGAATCAGTAAATTTTATTTAGTTTACTTTACTGCGCTCAATTTAGTGTGCTAAAGTATGACCCATGCCGCAAACAAAGCGGCATCGGGCCAAGGTGATCGAGCTTTGCACCCCGTTGCGTATGTGTTCCGGGGCACTCAAACAGACCGGTGAGGCAAAGCGGAAGCCAAAAAAAGCAAACCGCGACGGCAGAAATGCCACGTTGGGCCGGGGTTGTCAGTGCAAGGCTGCAACCAGGTCGGTGGGTACCCCCAACGTCATCCCTTCGGGGTCATCAAAACACGGCGGCAGATAGTGATCTGCCACAAGCGCAGCCAGTGCGCGGCCTGAGCCCAGCAATGGGGAGACGCAGGCCACCCCTCAAACGAGGGGCATCAAGCAAGCGTCTGGATTGGGCGCTTACTTGATGACCGGCAAGAGCGTGTGCGGAATTAGCCACGGCGCGCAAAAAACCACTTTCCATCAAAAGGAACCGTGCGTTGAAGAAAAGCAAAGCCCTGCTTCATGGGCAGCTTGTCGGGCATCAACCAAACCTCCCTGAGCTGCTTCGGCAGCTTTTCGCCCCCGGCTTCAAACACCGGGGGCTTTTTTCTTTCTGGAGCCGAGACATGGACCCGCGCCACTTCCACGTTGCCGAACTTGTGCCCACCGGGTTTCGCACACCGCCAGTGCTTGATGCGCTGGTGCCACTGGTAGCCCCGCCTGAAGCCGGGCACACCTACCGAACTCAGTGCGAGGTCAGCCCCGGCGTTTGGCTGACGGTTGACTGGGCAGAAAACGAGGACGACGGCTTTTACCTGCACAGCGTGTGGGCTGGTCCCGTTGAGATGCACCGCTCCGAGATGCTGGAAGGCTGGGCGGTGGACAAGTGCTATGCGGCTGTCGAACAGCATGCGGCCGAGTCGCGGGAGGAATGCGAATGACACAACGAATCTTCAACCTGCTGCTGGCGGCTGCCTTTCTGGGCCTATTCGTCGGTGCCCAACTGCTCGACCCGCAGGACTTTGAGAGCGATGCCGTTAAGGAGCGCCGCGAGTGGCTGGCCCACGCCAGGGCATGCCAGACAAAGTACGGCGGCCTGCAGGCCAGCGCCGAGTACGACGGCGACCAACTTGTGTGCGTAACCCGGCGCGGGGAGGTGCTGCGATGAACTGCAATGAACATAACTCACCGCTGACTGTAAAAGTTTTGCGCCATAAAGGCCGTCAGTCAGCCGGAGATAGAACAAGAACACATGGAATGTCCGGCACGGCAATTTATTCAATTTGGGACAGCATGATTCAGCGCTGTTACAACCAAAACCGCAGGGATTTTAAATCTTATGGCGCAAACGGCGTAACTGTTTGCGAAAAGTGGCGCGCAAGTTTTATCGAATTTTTCAATGACATGGGCCACAGGCCTGATGGTATGTCGCTGGACCGAATAAACCCCGAAAAAGGCTATTCGCCCGATAACTGCCGGTGGGCCACAACAAGGCAGCAGGCTAGAAATAGAAGGGTGAACAGAATGCTAACCCACGATGGGAAAACAATGTGCCTACAAGAATGGGCGGAAGAAGTTGGAATAAACAACATCACTCTTCAGTCCAGACTTGCAAAAAACTGGACTGTCGAACGAGCGCTTACTCAGCCCGTTGCGCGCATTTATTCGCACCAGAAAAACAGAAAGCCATCGAATAAAGGAGTGGATTAATGAACCCTCAATGCGATGATTTTTGTTACAGCAATGGGTGCACACAAGCTGCCAATTGTCCGGCCCGCGTAACAACTGCAAATCCAGTTGCAGGAATGGCCGCATCAGCAGCACTGACACCGCTAGAGCCAACCGCACCCACCGCGCCACTGACTGACCACGACGAAGCCGACGACGCTGCGCTGATGTACGGAATCAGCGTGCTGGTGGCGATTGTTTCTTGCGTTTTCACGCTGGGCTTTCTGGCGGGCTACATCACCCACCGATTTTTTTAAGGAGCAAAACATGGAACTTTTGGACATTGAAGAAGTGGGCACCACCGCCCTTCCCCCCGCCGAGCGCGCCGCCCTGGCGCTGGACAGTGGAAAAGCAGAGCGCCACCTGACCGAGTTGGCCACCAAGCACGCCAGCATCACGCTGGTGAAAGACAAGGCAGGCCGCGAGCAGGCCCACGGCGCAGCCATGGAGTTGACCCGCGCACGCACCGCCGTTGAGCGTGCAGCCAAAGAAGCCCGCGAGGATGCGACCAAGTTTTCCAAGGCCGTGATTGCCGAGGCTGCCCGCCTGGTGGCCATCGTTGAGCCGGAAGAAACCCGCCTGAAAGCGGTGCGCGATGCGTGGGACGCTGAGCAGGCCCGCATCAAGGCCGAAGCCGAGGCCAAGGAGCGCGCCCGCGTGCTGGCCATCACCGAGCGCATTGCGGCCATCAAGAGCTACGTGGTGCTGGCCAACAACTGCCGCACCAGTGAGCGCGTGGCCGACCTGCAAACCAAGTTGGCCGGTGTGGAGCTGTTGGACTTTGAAGAGTTTGCCGACGAAGCAGGCTTCGCCTATGCCGATGCCACTGCGCACCTGGCTGACGTGCTGGCTGACCGCAAAGCCCAAGAAGCCCAGCAAGCCCGCATCAAGGCCGAGCAAGAAGCCGAATCCGCCCGCCTGAAGGCCGAGCGCGAAGAGCTGGCCCGCCAGCAGGCCGAGGCCGCCGCAGCCATCAAGAAGCAGCAGGACGAGCTGGCCGCACAGCGCGAAGCAGCGGCAGCCGAAGCCAGGCGCGTGGCCGACGAAGCCCGTGCCCAGGCCGAAGCCGCAGAGGCCCGCGTGCGCGCCGCCGCCGAGGAGATGGCCGCCCAGCGTGCCGAGCTGGAGCGCATGCGCGCCGAGCTGGAGGCCAAGAGCAAGCCCGCCGCCGAGCCCATGCTGACTGAGGCGGCGCGACTTGTTGACATGGTTTCAGGCATTGGTGGCGCTGTCGATGCGGTTGACGGCCCATATTTCCCGGCAGACCCCGAGCCAGCTCCGGTAGCAGCCGAGCCAGCCCCGGTAGTTGCCCACCTGCCGCCCGCCCCGGTCGCCAGCGCAATCGTGCTGGCTGTTGCCTCGTACTGGGACACCGACAACAAGACCGCCGCGCGCTGGATTACCGAGCGTGCAGCGGAAATCGAAAGCCTGAAAGGTTGACCATGGGACACGAAATCGCAACTGCAAAGCAGTTTGACCTGAGCCCCCAGTCGTTTGACCAAGCGCTGACCCTCAGCCAGTACCTGGCCGACAGCGACATGGTGCCCAAGGACTTCAAGAGCAAGCCCGGCAACTGTCTGGTGGCCATCCAGTGGGGCATGGAGCTCGGGCTGAAGCCGTTGCAAGCCATGCAGAACCTGGCCGTGATCAACGGGCGGCCCAGCCTGTGGGGTGATGCCGTCATCGCCCTGGTGCGCAGCAGCCCCGCGTGTGAGTGGGTCATCGAGACGCAAACCGAGGACATGGCCACCTGCCGGGTGAAGCGCCGGGGAGAGCCCGAGCAGGAGCGCACCTTCAGCCGCGCCGATGCCAAGCTGGCCGGGCTGCTGGGCAAGCAAGGGCCATGGGCGCAGTACCCCAAGCGGATGATGCAGATGCGCGCCCGCGCCTTCGCCATGCGCGACGTGTTCCCCGACGTGCTGCGCGGCCTGCCGGTGGCCGAGGAAGTGATGGACCTGCCCAAAGACATGGGCCAGGCCCATGAGCTGCCCAAGTGGACGGAGGCCAACTACGAGGCCGCCGACAAGGCCAGCCGCGAGGGCGTGAAGGCCTACCAGGCTTTTTGGGTGACGTTGCCCGCCAACGACCGCAAGGTGTTGGTGGCCACGCAAGAGCACGAAAAGTTCAAGGCCGTGGCCATGGCCGCAGACAAGTCGCGCACCGTGGACGACGCCCGCACCGTGGACGCCCCGGCCAAGCCCGCCGCCCAGCAGCAGCCCGCCACCAAGACTTTCGAGGAGGTCATGGCCATGCTGTGCCAGGCGACCACCGAGGATGCGCTGTACGTTGCTGGCGACTGGGTGAACGCCATCCAAGACGCCGAGCAGGTGCAAATGCTCAACGACAAATTTGACGAGAAGCTGGCAGAAATGCGAGGTGCCCAATGATTCACCACCAACACGAACAAGGCTCAGAAGAGTGGTTGGCCGCTCGCCGGGGCCTTATTACCGGAAGCATGTTCAAAGTGGCCCGCGACCGGCTGAAGAACGGCAGCCCGTCCAAGCAGTGCCAGCAGTACGCCATGGACTTGGCCCGCGAGCGCTGCGGTGGCAAGTCGCCCGACAAGTTCCAGAGCTACCACATGCGCGTGGGCTCTGAGCAAGAGGCTGCCGCCCGCGCCGCCTACGAAGCCGCCACCGGCAACCTGGTGGAAGAGGTGGGGTTTTTTGCTGACGAGGCTGGGCAGTTCGGGTTGTCGCCAGATGGCCTGATCGGCACCGATGGCGTGCTCGAAATCAAAACCATGGTGTCCAGCGACACACTTTTCACTGCGGTGGTGGCTGAAGATGTGAGCGAATACATGGACCAGTGCCTGGGCTATCTGTGGATGCTGGGCCGAGAGTGGGTAGACCTGGTGCTGTGGGCGCCCGACCTGGAGCACATCCACATCAAGCGCATCACCAAGGCCGACTACACCGGCCACATCGAATCGCTGGAGAAAGACCTGTTGGAGTTTGCCCAGACCGTGCGCCTGTACGAGTCGAAGCTGCGCCGGGTGCTGGCCGCCTGACAGTTTTGGGGGAAAGCGGATGCTGGCCAGCCCCTACCCTGTGCAGAAACTGCGGTTCGACGCTACTGCCACAGGATGCAGCACCAGACGCAGCGAGTACCCCACCCATTCACCCAGCCCGCACCCAGCGGGCTTTTTTGCGCCCGAACATGATTAAAAACGCCACCATTTACCGGCTTGCTGAGCCGATGACTGTCGTGCACCACGACCTCGACCAGCTGAATTTCGCCCCCACGCTGCCCACCCAGCAGAAATCGTTGGGCTGGGTGCCGCCCGCCGATGACAGCGATGCGCTGGTGCATTTCAACAGCGGTGCCCGAGTCATGCGCCTGCGGGTTGAAACCCGCACCGTGCCCGCCGCCACGATTGCGGAGCATGTCGCCCAGATGTGCAAGGCCATCGAGCAGGCCACGGGCCGCAAGCCCGGCAAAAAGGAAAAGCGCGACCTGAAGGAAGAAGCGCTCACCACCCTGCTGCCCCACGCCTTCCCCAAGCAAAAGGACGTGCTGTGCATCCTGGATGGCCGGTGGCTGATTCTGGACACCACCAGCCCAGGTCTGCTTGACGATGCCATCACGGCCTTGGTTAAGTGCTTGGACGGATTGGTGGTAGAGCAGGTGCAAACCAACGACTCGCCCGCCGTGGCCATGGCCGAATGGCTGCACGGTGATACAGCCCCAGACGGGTTCAGCTTCGGCAATGCGTGCGAGCTGAAAGCCCGTGACGAGTCCAGTGCCAAGGTACGGTACACCAACCACTACCTGCTGACCGACGAAGTGAAAACCCACCTGGCCCAAGGCAAGCTGCCCACCAGCTTGGCCATGGAGTTTGACGACCGCGTGGCATTCACGCTGACCGACACCCTGCAGCTGAAAAAAATCGACTTTGGCGACAAGGTGATGGAAGAGGCCCGCTCGCATGACCGTAACCCCGGCGACCTTGAAGGCTCCATGGCCATCGCCATTGGCGAGTTCCGGCCCCTGCTGGGCGAGTTGGTCGCTGCCTTGGGTGGGCACGCGGAGCCCCGGGCGCCAGCCAACCCCGTGACGCCACCGGCCGAGTACTTCGATGGCGACAAAGACCCCATGTACGACAAGGCTGTGAAAGTGGTACTTAAAAACCGCAAAGCCAGCATCTCGCTGGTGCAGCGCCACCTGCAGATTGGCTACAACCGCGCCGCCCGGCTGCTGGAGGCCATGGAAAAGGCAGGCGTCGTCAGCCGAATGGGCGCCAGCGGCCACGGAGAAGTGCTCCAGAAATCACCAACAGCCTGAAAGGCAAAACACCATGACCGACAACCAAATTGAACAAGAAATCCAGGCCAAGGGCCTGACCGCCCCCCGCGTCACGCCTGCTGACATTGAGGAGAACATCGAGGCCGAGTTTTTCTTCACCGCTGGCGACGGCGTGTACGCCGCAACTGGAATAGTTGCGGATGCACTGCCAATCATTGGCGGCCCACTGAAGCTCCTGACATTCTGCGTCTTGGTGCTGCGCAACGGCTTCACAGTCACAGGCGAAAGCGCCTGCGCCAGCCCTGAAAACTTCGACGCCGAGGTGGGCCGCAAGATTGCCCGCGCCAACGCCATCAACAAGGTGTGGCCGCTCATGGGCTACGAGTTGCGCAGCAAGCTGGCAGAGGTGCAGCCATGAAACTGATAGGCATGGCCCGCCTGGGCCGCGACCCGGAAATGCGCTACCTGGGCGACAACGCCACGCTGGGCGACAACGCCACGCTGGGCGACGAAGCCACGCTGGGCGACAACGCCACGCTGGGCGACGACGCCACGCTGGGCGACGACGCCACGCTGGGCGACAACGCCACGCTGGGCAACAGGGCCACGCTGGGCGACTGGGCCACGCTGGGCAACTGGGCCACGCTGGGCAACGAAGCCACGCTGGGCGACGGGGCCACGCTGGGCGACGACGCCACGCTGGGCAACTGGGCCACGCTGGGCAACGAAGCCACGCTGGGCGACGGGGCCACGCTGGGCAACATGGCCACGCTGGGCGACAACGCCACGCTGGGCGACAACGCCACGCTGGGCGACGACGCCACGCTGGGCAACTGGGCCACGCTGGGCAACGAAG